ATATAACCTAAAGGTTGGTGGTTCTGGAGGTTGGGATTTAATCAATAAAAACAATCTCAATGGATTTTCCAACGTTGAAGTTGCCCGTAAAGGCCGGATCGCTGCAGATGAAAAATTAAAGGCGAAGTATGGTCCTAATTGGCGAAGTATTCTCGCAATTCAAGGGGTTACGGGTTTGAAACTAAAAATTGAAGATGATCCAGATTTCTTAAAGCGTAAGAATACTCGAGCATTTCTTGGCAAAACTCATTCAGAAGATGCTAAGAAAAGAATCGGGTCGGCTAATAAAATTAGTCAATTGGGCAGTCGGAATTCCCAATTTGGGACCAAGTGGATTTACAACCCATATGAAAAGGTCTCAAAACGAGTTCCAAAAGATATGCTGGTGCCTGAGGGCTGGCTTATCGGCCGTAAGATAAAGTTTTAATACGGTATTGCTTCTTTGGTGAAACGGATATCACATCAGGCTACGAACCTGACGTTGTAAGTTCGAGTTTTACAGGAGGCACCAATTTATCGTCCCCATAGTTTAAACGGTATAGAATACTGGACTCTCAATCCGGCGATTCGGGTTCGAAGCCCGATGGGGGCACCAATTTTTACAATTTGGCCATAGCTTAACGGCAAAAGCACTGCACTGTGAATGCGGGGATACGGATTCGATTTCCGTTGGTCAACCCAATATTGCCTGTTGATTCTGTTACGAGGGGTTTCAGAGTAGGGCAAGGACGTAGAGGTTTCTAAAGACTTCTCCTATCCGGAAATTAAATGATCATCACAAATTTAGAATAGTGATGGTAAGGATCCTCTCTCATTTTTCGAGCGGCAGAGGTGTTAATAGATACACGAATGGCTTCCACCCATTAGTTCTGAGAGCGTTACTCAGTTGCCGCACCAATTTACAAGCCCCATTGGTGTAATGGAAGCACACTACCCTGTCACGGTAGCAGAAGGAGATCGATACTCCTATGGGGCGCCAATTTTAATACCTAGGTGAGCAGAATGGTATTGCAGCGGGCTGTTAACCCGTCGACGAAAGTCAACTGTAGGTTCGACTCCTACCCTAGGTGCCAATTTATAAGATGCCCTCTTATTTCAACGAATAGAATACTCGGCTACGAACCGAATGATGGGAGTTTGATTCTCTCAGAGGGCACCAATTTACAGGGATTGGAAGAGTCTGGTTATCTTCGTCCGGCTTGGAACCGGATAGGTATACTAAGCGTGTATGCCTCGTGGGTTCGAATCCCACATCCCTGACCAATGAACGTTCGGAAATGCAGGTTCGAGTCCTGCTTACTCCACTGCGGGGTGGTCGTCTAACGGTAGGACACCGAACAATTTTTTATGGATGGATAAGCCAAGTCGGTCTACGGGCTGCTGTCTTGAAAACAGTTAGTGGTAAAACACGTGTGAGTTCGAGTCTCACTCCATCCGCCAATTTTAATGCCCTGTTAGTTCAAAGGTCTAGAACCTCTGTTTTACACGCAGATTGTGGGGGTTTGAAAGTTCGCAAATATATAAATAACCTTATGAACTACAAATATATTTACGATTCACTAATCAATACACGTCTTCAGCACCCGGCCATAGGCTATACCGAGCGGCATCACATATTACCCAAATCAATGGGTGGTGATTATTCTTTAACTAATATAGTAATTTTAACAGGTCGTGAACATTGGATTGCTCATCTACTTTTATTTAGAATATATAAAAATAAACAGATGGCCCATGCTTGTCATATGATGGCAATGAGATGTGAAGAACGTGGTATTCCTCATATTCGCAATTCCCGCATGTATGAAGCGGTTCGAAAAATGTGCTTAGATACATGGCGCGCTAATGGTAAGAAGCGCGTTGGTAAATTTAATGGCTCGTTTGGAACAATGTGGATTTCTAATATCGAGCTTAAAGAGAATAGCCGAATTTCTAATGATACCATTATTCCGAAAGGGTGGGTGAAAGGCAGAAGCGCTTGGAATAAAAGGGGTTCTGGCCTTTGTAAAAACTGTGGTAAATCAATTAGCTTGGATCGTATGTCTTGTTCAGAGAATTGTCGAAGAGCAATTGTAAAAAACGCGCTTAAGGGCACACCAAAAACACTTGAGCATGTAAAAAATGTAAAAGAAGCATTGATTAAGAGATACGAAAATACACAACATCACACGAAAGGCCGCAAACGAGATGGTCTTCGTGGAAAATTTATGTAGGGACAGTCGCCTAATGGTTATGGCACCTCGTTTACACCGAGAAATAATTTCAGTTCGATTCTGAACTGTCCTACCATTTTGAAAGATTCACCAGTCTGTGGTCAGTTTCTAGTTTTGTCTGGCAAACGTCCTTAAATCGACTCTCGCCGCACCGGATTAGCTATCCAATCGCAAGATACGTCAGCAGAGAAAGCTTAACATCCTAGGTAATTGTTGAGCGTTTATGGTGAACCTCTTTCAAAAACAAATAGCATGGCGTTAGCCCCTCGCGCGGTCGAAAACCCGTAATAAGGGCCCATATTTTTATTTGGGAGATGTACCGTTCATTGGTCTGTAAAACCAACGTCGAAAAACAGAACGGAAGTAGACAAGTGGTGCGTTACCACCATTTCCCACCAATTTAACACGGCGGAGTTGAGCAGGTAGTGGGCTCAAGTGATTGTAAATCACCCTCTTCGGACTTGTAAGTGCAATTCCTACCTTCGCCACCAATTTCATGGTACAGTAACTCAGTTGGTAGAGTAGCAGATTGAAACCCTGCCGGTCGTGGGATCATTCCCCACCTGTGCCACCAATTTTAATACTCTTATGGTGTAAGGGAATAGCACAAGAGCCTTCTAAGCTTTTAGTCTAGGTTCGAGTCCTAGTAGGAGTACCAATTTATTGCCGCTATAGCTCAAAGGCTTAGAGCCCTGGTTTTGTACTCCAGTGATCACAGTTCGAGTCTGTGTGGCGGCTCCAATTTAATTCGCGTGTAGTTCAGTGGTAGAGCGTTTGCCTGTTAAGCAAGTTGTCGCTGGTTCGAATCCAGCCTCGCGAGCCAATTTTTGGAAGTAAATCCCTGATGGTGATGGGCGCTGTTTGCTAAACAGTTGGACCGTGTAAAAGCGGTTGGGGTTCGATACCTCTTACTTCCGCCATTCATCCCTAGGTAGCTCAGAGGCAGAGCGTTCGGTTCATATCCGAAATGTCGAGATTTCGAAATTCTCCTTAGGGACCATCTTATTGGCCTGTAGCACAATTGGCGGTGCGGCTGACTCTGACTCAGCAGGTTAGTGGTTCAAATCCACTCAGGCCAACCATTTTTTTTTAATGCCGACATAGTTCAACTGATTAGAATTCATCCTTGGTACGGATGGGAACTGAGTTTAAGTCTCAGTGTCGGCTCCACTTTACAATGCCTCTGAAACATTATATGGATGATGACCGGGCCTTTACCCCGGAGAATTCGGATCGTTACCGAACAGAGGTACCAATTTAAAATGCATCGGTAGCTAAATTGGCTTAGCAACGCACTTTTAATGCGTGAGATCAGGGTTCGAGTCCCTGCCGGTGCACCAATTTCGCCGATATAGTTCAAAGGAAGAATATCTGTTTCGTAATCAGATGATGTCAGTTCAAGTCTGTCTGTCGGCTCCAGTTTATGCGATAGTAATTCAACTGGGAGAATACCACGTTGCCAACGTGGAGGTTGCGGGATCGTACCCCGCCTATCGCACCATCGATTAAAGTAAGAGAGATGAAGGTTCGAATCCTTTTAGTGTCAATTCATGCGGATGTACGCAATCTGGCAAAGCGGCCAAGCTTAAACCTTGGTGATTTATTTGCGAGTTCGAGTCTCGCCATCCGCACCAATAATGGGCACTGACGAGTGTCAAGGCCAATGAGGAAAGCCTCTTGTCTAAGCAATATTCCCAGCGCATAAGTAGCAAGAATATAGATAATGCTCAAATCTCCAAAGGGCCGAAACCTTTTATGTGGATATGATGAAATGGCAGACATGCAACGTCGAGAACGTTGTGCTGAAAGGCGTGGGAGTTCAAGTCTCCCTATCCACACCATTTATGTTTAGTCATGGTATCACACTGTGAAATACGTTGAAGATAGATGATATCACATCTACGAGGATGGTTGATGCTAACAGAAGTAATTGCTTGATATAGCGATTGTGGAGCGAAGCAATAAATTCTCGCGTTGTAAAGTTCACTACTAAACACATTTTAATACCAGTGTACGCAATCTGGCAAAGCGGCCTGCCTTAGAAGCAGGTGATATGTTTGTGGGTTCGATTCCCTCCACTGGTACCATTTTATTGCTTCATAGTGTAATAGCAGCACAGGAGTCTTTGAAGCTCTTTGTCTGGGTGCGAATCCCGGTGAAGCAACCATTTCAAAATGCGGATGTACGCAATCTGGCAAAGCGGCCAAGCTCAAACCTTGGTGAATTATTTGTGAGTTCGATTCTCACCATCCGCACCAATTTACACATTCAATCGGTATACGCATAATAGGAGACGTCAAATTGGACGTATGAGTCTCCGATATATGTAATATGTGAAGAAGCAATTCCAATAATGCGACTTAAAGGTTGACCTATTTAAAGTCCTAAGGTGAGAGCTTTCACCTTGGGCAGCAAAACTAATGGTGTACAATTACACCTAAATATGTTAATATAGATCAAAGTAGTTTAATGGGTGTATGGCTGAATGCTAAAGGCGCACGGCTGCAAACCGTGATTGTGTGAGTTGGATTCTCACTGCATCCTCCAAATTGAAAGTAATATTATGAAAAGAGACGCACTAGTTTTAAACAAGGTTTTCATGCCTATACATGTTATCAATTGGAAGCGTACTATGTCGCTGCTGATGCAGGACAAATGCCACGTAGTGGATCAAAACTATATTCAATATAACTTCAAAAGTTGGCTAGACGCTTCTCTTAAGATTGAGCAGAGCCCTACTCAGCACATCATCCATACGGTTAATAATCGTATAGCTGTACCACAGGTTGTAATTCTAACCCAGTTCGATCGTCTTCCAAAGAACCAAGTAAAGTTTTCGCGTGAAAGCTTATTTGTGCGCGATGGATATCGTTGTGGTTACTGCGGCCAAACATTCACCAAAAAGGAATTGACGGTTGATCACATCAATCCGAAATCATTCGGTGGACCAAAGTCATGGCAGAATACAATTTCTGCATGCAAGCCCTGCAATCATTTCAAGGCTGACCGTACACCTGAAGAAGCAGGAATGAGATTGTTGTTTGAACCTAAGAAGCCTTCGTGGTTTTTGCATATGAATCAAATGACTGCTCATATCGATATGAAGCCTCAGTGGAAACCCTTCTTGGATTCATTCCTTGTTAGGGAGAAGACTAATGACGACGATGATGAATAAATAGTCATGTGATAACGACTATACAAGATAAATTGAAGGCCTCGGTAAGAGGTGGCGACTGGCGTAAGGTCAGGAAGAGTCACCTACTTACCGAGGCCTTTTGTCAATGTTGTGGTCGAATCAAACAATTAGAAGTTCATCATATCCAACCATGGGCAATGGTAACAGAACTTAGATTCGATCCAGATAATCTTATCACTCTTTGCCGTGAATGCCATTTTCGTTTCGGCCATCATTCATATTGGCGAGATTGGAATCCACATATTCGCAAGAATTGTATTCAGTTTGGTCAAAGAGATATAGTGATACTTAAGCGTGGCTATCACGACAAGGTATAAATAACTATATGAATGAATGGATATATGATGGCAAAGAGTTTACTAGTGAGATGATTGGCGATGCTGTAGGGTTTGTATATTGCGTCACTAATCTTCAGAATAACAAAAAGTACATCGGACAAAAGCGGTTCTTTCGCAAAGTTTCGCGACCACCACTAAAAGGAAATAAGCGTAAACGCGTTTCATACCCAGAGTCCGATTGGAAAAAATACTGTGGATCAAGCGAAAATATTAAGCTGCTGCTTGAAGAGCATGGCCTTGATATCTTTCATCGAGAGATCCTTCATCTCTGCTACACTAAAGGCGAACTATCGTATCGCGAAAGCGAAGAGCAATTTACGCGCGGCGTTTTGCTGAAGCAGGATGAATATTATAACGGCATAATTAACTGCAGAATTAACGCAACTCACGTTAAACATATGTCCATAGAAAAATAATAGTGTACAACACCGCTCCTTTATGTTATATTAGATCTAGAAATTAACATAGGAATATATTATGACAATTATCGATTTTTCAGGAATTTCCGTAGCAAGTATTTTTGTGCAGCATGGTAGAGAAGAACTGTCTGAGAATATGATGCGGCATATGATTTTGAATAGCATTAGCTTCTATAATCGAAAGTTCAAGCAATCACATGGAGATATAGTTCTCGCATGCGATCATGGGTCTTGGCGAAAAGAAGTTTTTGAGTTCTACAAAGCCAATCGTAAAAAGGGCCGAGAGCTTTCGCCTATTGATTGGGTTGAAGTTTATGGTTGGTTGGATAATATTAAATCGGAGATTGATCAATACTCCCCATTTACGGTTGTAGATGTTCCTAGAGCGGAGGCAGACGATGTCATAGCAGTATTGGTTAAGGGAACCCAAGAGTTCGGATGTCATGAGCCCGTGATGATCGTCTCGGCTGATAAGGATTTTCTCCAACTACAGCGATATTCCAACGTCAGTCAGTATTCGAATCTGCTAAAGAAGAAGCTTGTGGAGAAAGATCCGAGACGTTATCTGTTTGAGCATATTGTTAAGGGCGATACAGGTGATGGAGTTCCCAACATCTTTTCTGATGATGATGTTCTAGTGACTGAAGGAAAACGCCAAACGCCTGTGTCTAAGAAAAAGTTAGAAGCATTATACCATAGTTTTCTAAACGATGAAGATACTGCTTTCGAAAAGGATGTTCATCGAAGAAACTTTGATCGCAATCAAACTGTCATCGATTTAAATTTTCTCCCCCGTGATATCGTAGAAGCTATTCGGACTGAGTTCGAAGCTAAGAGTAAGGTTGGCAAACCTGTCAACAAAAATGCATTCTTGAATTATCTCATCAAGAAGCGTTGTAATACAATGATCGAAAAGCTGCCTGAGTTTTTCTGATAAATACTAATACACAATGGAGATATAATTATGGCCGCAGATGCTAAAAACCGCGCAACACAGACCACGCCTGGTGTCGTACTAAACGAAGAAACACCAATTTTAAATGGTACCATTACAGCAATTTTCGACAACATTGTTGATTTGTCAAAGCGCAAGCGCGCAGGTAGACCGTCCGCAAAGCGTGATCGTGAAGAGCTTATTTTACGTTTAAAGGAAAACGAATCGTTTGTCCTTAAGACAATTCTTGCAGCAAATTTCAATGATAAGGTGCAGTTCCCATTTCCCGAAGGTGAACCGCTATTTAAGCCAAACACGACAGTTGTTAAAGTCACCGACCGTATAATTTCGGTAATGGGTCAGCTGATTGTACAGGCAAAAGGGTCGAAGCTGCAGAAGGAAGCTGCATTTATAAGCTTATTGGAGACTGTAAATATTGCAGACGCGCAGTTGATCTGTGTTGTTAAAGATAAAAAGCTTGAAGAGCTTTATCCAAAGATTACCAAAGATATTGTTAAAGAAGTATGGCCAAACATTCTATAGGATGATATGATATACCAATATGTGTGTGAAAATTGCAATGAGGTGTTTTGCGTTGACTTATCAATAAGTGATCGTGAAGTACCCATTGGTGAAAAATGCCCGAAGTGTTCGACCAAAGGTAAGGTTAGACGCGATTATTCTGGCATTAGTTTTGTTTATGACACAGTGTCAGTGCATAAACGTGCTGAACGTAAAATGGGATCCCGATGGGGCGAGGTATTGAGAGGCATTCATAAGAGTGCTGGTAGCCATAGTAAAATGGAGATATAAATACTAACATGGCTACTATAGATATAGGCAGAAATGCAACTCAAAGATTTACGATCGATTTTAGTTTTCTACAACCGATATTCGATGCAGCGCAACAGGGCCTTCTAGACATTCTAGCAAATAATCCGGGCTGGGCCGGCACTGGTTCTGTGTGGATTGAATTCCTAACGTTGCAAAAGCTTGGCTTCATTTTAAGTGATATAAACAATCTTGGCAATAATACGGCGCATGATTCATTGGACGATTTTTTAGATGCCCTTGCCGCAACACCTGGAACTGGGTATAGTGTTAGCAGATCTGGAAATACTATCATTTTTGAAGCAGACGCCGGTGTTCCAATTGGACCAATGGAGCAATTGTCAGGAATGCAATACGGAGAGTATGTTGATTACTTACAATGCCTTTACTCATATTGGGATGGTTCTTCTGATGCATCAGAAGTTGTCCGCATTCCTAACACGACAGTTAATAGCAATATTTCGTTAATCTCTGGCACGCTTGCTCTTAATCAAGAAATCAAAGATGCTATTCGCAATCTTATTGAATGGCCAACTGATATCGCCGGGGTAGTAGCAAATCGCGATGCGTTTAATACCGATGTTTCAATACATAGAGAAGTAGAGGATCTTGGTGATGATGACCCCCGCCATTTAGCTTCAAATATAGAGCTAGTAATTCCAACTGATGATGATATTAGTTTTGATTACGCTTCGCCGTATTACGACCATTGGTGGCTTGATCCTCTTTATAATACACAGAATATTGATTGGGCGAGTCTTGAAGCATTTTACACTACACTTGGTTTTAGTAATTTACAAGATGCGATCGATTCAATTTATTCTCACGTCACTCGTCAAACGGCAGCTCACACACTTGAGCAAGTGGCGTTCTCAGAAGCAGGGCTTTTAACGATCAATGCTATTTCTGGTTTTGCTGATGTTGACACGCTGTTATCTTCATTCATTCGCATGTACGATGGCATTCAGACGTATAAACCAGAATTTACAAAGCATAAAAACGCAATCGATTATTTTCATACAGCAGATACGATTCAAGATAGCACTCTCGATTCAAATCCCGCAATTAGAGCATCATACAAGCTTGAGTTGGTTGAAAACGAATATACGGTATACACTAACGATCCTCTTGTTGTGACTATAACACAGGTTGTCGGTAATAAGCCTGATGCTAATCCTCTAAATGATGTGCCCGCGTCAATTGAATTTGATCTTAGCAATCTCGCAGCGATCATGGACAATCCAGTGTTATTTGGTAATGTGACTCTCAGCGGGTTCAATATTTTGTCAACTACAGGTGTAGATTTAAGTGTACTGAATGACGTGCTTAACACTTCATATGCTTCCATGGCTGCATTAGAATCAGCAGTAGCAGGCGTAACTATACCAAGCTTTAGTGTAACCCTCGCAGCAAACATTCTAACTGTTTCTAGGTTGCAGATCGACACCGTGCACAACGAATCGCTCACACAGGATTTTGATTTGTTAGCATACTGGATGTCTGAACCTTACGATGGAATAGAGTTTCCTCCAGCTACTGCACCGGCAGCGGGTGATATTTCTGATGGATCTTTGGCGCAATCATTACGCGCACTTTCGTGGATTGCTGTTCTAACCGAGGGTAGAATTCCCACACCGCCTTATGACATATCTAGAGACCTTTTAGCCAGTGCTGAAGAATCTCGCGTTACTACTGCAGCTTCAGTTAATAGCGCTCTAATAGCAGGCTTTGCAAATCTTGATGCCAAACTAGCGAGTTTCGTGCATAACCCTGCAGCTGACTTCATTAAAGGCACGCCTGCTACAACAACGCCTGCTCAACATCAGCCATGGAGACTTTACGAGTGGTATGGCAGAGCGTTAGGTACCAAATTAACAAAAATGTTAGTATTGAATGAACGTCTCTACGTATTGGCGGAATCACCTTCATATTGGTTTGCTGATTTCGTCGTTGACATTAAGGAAACACTTCCATCACCACCGTATACGTACCCAACCGAAGAGGATCCTCGAGCCGAAGCGTTGCCTGGAGATATTTGGGATACTGTTGATGAAGCGGTCGCTGTTGACCATGCTGACGCCACATATCGATATAGCATTCCAGATGAAAACACGGACCTTGCCACAACTGATCCGCGTACAACGCACACGTTAGGTGATTCTTATTTGAATCGAACTGTAACTCCAGTTATTGAACGCCGAATGCTTTCACGAAGTGTTCTTAATAGCAGCAACGATCCAGTTGCTAATTATCGCATCACTGAATTTGAATCACACCAAGTTGCGTTACCATCACTTAATGCGGCCAACTCAACTCAATTTGAATCTAATTTCGTAAGTGCCAACGCTTCGTTAACGATGAATACGATTCCTCTTTATGATGATGTGTGGGGAATCGCAAAAGATTACGTTGATGGTGGATATTTTGATGTTAAAGTTACAGGTTTAGTATTCAGAACGACTGTGGATCCTACGGCCTTGTATCATCTTAACATGGCGTTAAATGATCTATTAGTAGTACCTCCTGGCGATTATAGCACACCTGGATCATTTAGACGTTATATTATTTCGAAGATTCGCGCTGCAAATGAGCTCATTCCAAATTACACAATTACGATTAATGAAAACGGCTGGAATCATGATTACGAGAATGGCGATGTAGATCCATTAGTAACACGCGATCCAATGACATTTAGTATTGTTGCTAATGATCCAACAAATACTGAATTAATTTCAGTGGACGCTACGTATGATGTACGTCGTAAAATCGAAGTTGAAGGCGAGCAATCGTGGGAAGAGTACACAACAACGCCTCCAGTATACGAATCAGAACCAGGTGTTCTTATCGAAGAAGGTTCATCGATATTATGCGATTTTTCTGCACTTAATAATGTGTTCCTTGCAGCTCATCCAGTAGGTGAAGCTAATGCTTTTTGGGGCGTTACATTAGAGGGATTTAAATTTGTAAGTAATGTTGGTTCACCTAGTGCACTAACACAATTGAATGCTGATTTAAACAATGGCATATTCTTTACCCTTGATGATTTAAAAACAACTATCACTGAAAAAGATTACGGTCCAGATTATCTAATAACCTTTCAAGATAATACGTTGCTTATTAAGTCGCAAACACTCAATAGCGAAGAAGTTCTGTCACAGGTTGTTGGTGTTATTCCTGCTATAGTTAAATCGACCGAAGTAACGTTCGAGCCAAATAATACAATTCCTATAGCAAAATATATTGATCCCGCAACATCAGCTGAAACTGAAGTTAAACTTGAATCACTTAACCCAGCTCTCGCAGAAAGTGTTATTGGTGACGCCGGTGCAGTCAGAGCTTCGTTAACGTTTGATCTTAAGCAACTATTCAACCGAATGATTCCCGTAGGCGAAGATAAATATTGGTACCCATCGTCGTGGTTGCCAAGCAGCATTAACTCTTCGCGCGAAGCATGGGAGCAACCTCAATTATGGTTTTCTGATTTTGAAATTCATTCAACAGTTGATTCTAATGCATTCAACGAAGTGTTTGGATACTTCTTTAATCAAATCAATGAGAATGATAGTTGGGACTATTTTGGATACCATAATGGTGGTATAGCAATGAACGATGGACGCTTTTATCGCGAGGCTTCGTTGCTAAACGAAACAGCATTCCCTCCACTTGACAATGGTCCCCGCGCGCCTAAGTTAGATGCTAATGGGAATATTGAGTATTCAATTGGACGTATTGATCAAGTTAAATGGGCAATTCAAAATCTTGCTGATAGGACTGTGAATCTTGGAAACAAGTACACCATTAACGTATCAGATGATTATGTTATGACGATTGCCGCTGTTAAAGCGGTTGATGGCGAAGTGATTTACTTTGGCAAGACTCCATGGACTGAGTGGCCAATGAAAATCCAGACGACCTGGACGACATATGAAGAATTATATCTAGATGGGTATGCCAACAGGAGTCGTTATCAGCCGGCGTTTTCATATTACGAATTCAACACGATTAAGGAATACAAGCCAATCGTGCAAAGACAAACTGGCCGAACCACTTCTGGCGCAGCGTCACTGGCATGCGATTTCTCTGATCTTGCAACTGCGTTCGACGATATGTCAGCAGCTGGCGCTACTGAGTTAACGATCTCTGGCTTTAAAGTTGCAACGACTGAAGGCGTTGATTTTTCTCTATTGAATAGTAAAGTTAATCGAACATATTCATCTATGGCTGCGTATCGCGACGTGATGAGTGAAATGGGTTGGAGGGTTACTAATGCAAATAGTATGTTTAATCTTGGGTATTCAGTTACGTATGGTATTGCATCTCCCGATGAATTGAAAATCATAGCAAGAGCATTTACTGATAATGAAGAAATAACACAACAGTTTGTGGTATCTGATACTGTTCGTAACAATGAAGTATATTCTACTATTCAGTCTAATTACGATTACGTTGCGACTGGGGGTGTCCTAACACTAAACTTCCCAGCAGGATATTATAACTTTAGTACAGGTTTAGATCTGAATCGCATTGCTCTACCAGGCGCCGGTAAGATTATTCTTCGCGGCGAACGCGAACTAGAGAGTGCTGAAAGTCCATTGCTCGCATACAACTATTCTAATATTCTAACGACATTTAGTTTTTCTGGATCGTCTGGTATTACGTATTCTTCTGGTCCTGACGCATGCAATATTGAGCTTAACAGTATTGAGCTGCATGCTACAGGCAATGGTTCAACAGCTGTATCAGTAACGAATAATAGCAAGCTAGATTTTGTATGTCCAATGAAGCTATCGGGCAAATGGAATAAGTTTGGCATCTTCGTTGATGATCGTAGCACGGTTGATATATTCCAGTCAAGTAAGCATGTTGTAAATTTAACATGGCCTAATGTTCCTGAAGCATTGTCATTTGTATTTGAAGGACCTCTATTAGACAATACTGAAAGCACTAATGTTGGACAAGCTATCGCAATATGTTGCAAGGGTAGAAGTCATCTGCGCGCTATTTCGCAGTATAACGGAAATAACACAGATAAAGGCTTAACGACATTTGAACTATATGAAAACACTGCGTTTGTTCCTCTATCTGTTTTGCATTTTATCGGTGCAGGAAGTAATCTATATCATGGTTGGTATCAGAATATTGTTATTGACGAACGTTCAAGCTTTTATCTATACGGACCAATTGCGATAGGAGATGGTCGCAGAAGTCTTCAAGCTTCCTTCTCGATGGCTGAAAAGAATTTCATTAGTAATCCCCTATCGTCATTAGCAGTGCGCTCTGTGGAGATTAGAGGCGGTAGCTTATTTTTGAACTATAACGATTTTGTTCATGGCCAGTGGAACACTCATAAATATTCAACACCTGGCCAATTGCAGTATAATCAAAGTACTACACGAAATACCGTGGGAGTTGATAATCTTTCTACAGCAATTACGTTAACCGAAGCTTCATTAGAAAAGGGTACATGGCTTTCACGTTATAACTAAGCCGTATAAATACAGATATGAGCACAATAGATTTAAGTAAAACAATAGGGTCTGACACTAATGCGCCGACTCAGGGTCAAGTAGACATTCTTCGTTCAGTGTTGGGAATTGCAGCTGACATATTGACACAGAACGCGGCAAATGCAGCAGCAATCTATGAATTGAACCAACATATAGAAGGCAGCGTTGTTGGTGCCCATCGTGCTGATCAAATTTCAACAGCTGACCTTACTGATCTAGAAAGCAACACTGTTAATAATGTTGCCGAAGCACTTATTCCTCTTTATGCTCATATCAATAACACGGCCGAAGTGTCCCACGAAGCTCCTTCAATTCGAGTTGATAGACTTGGTGCAGATGCTGCTCTACGCGCATTAACGACTGCAACAAATCTCGAAACAGTAATAACCGTATTAGCCAATGTAATTGTTGGACTTCAATCTGATCTTGTCAATCATGCGACTGGGGCCACTACTTCGCATTTAGCTTCAACTATTAAGATTGATAATGACTACACAGCATTTGATGAAGATAATGTCGCAGATGTTCTCCATGCATTAAACACCACGGTCATTCGAACTAACAACATTATTACTAGCCAAGAAACTGCCAATGCTGCGGCGCTTCAGCTAGCATCGGACGCTTTGGATCAGGTCGTATCAGATAATTTGGCGTTAGATACTGCTCTAAACGCATTAGTAGTGAGCTCACTTGATGATAGGGATCAGGAAATTAATGATGCCATCCTTGAGTCAGAAACGTATGAAGCGCAGTGGGACAATTTGTCAGCACAGTATCTAGAATTAATTGACCAGCGCGCCGCGTTTGAAGTATATATGGATGAAATGCTCGATTTTTATCAAACGGCAGCGTCATATGATTATGGTACTAAGCTTGGATATTTCCGTGGATATAATCGTATAGTTTCGTGCGACCAAGATACGCTGTTTGTCATTAATCCAGATGAAACAACATATAGCTCAATTGAACAATTACAAAACGCTCTTCGCGCTTTCGATTATATAAGCCCAGACGTCACACTTACAATTCAGTTTAATAGACCATTAGCCACACCCGTTGATGATATGGCAACACTTGTGGTGGGTGATTCAAATCTCACTGATTATCTCCCTAGTGGTCCAGGAAAAGTGGTTATCACAGGTGAAACAATCGCTTCTACTGGCGATACAGGTGTGACGATTCAAGGCATGGATCTTTCTTTCACTGGTCGTAAACATGCAGCAGTTGAATTCGCATATCTAAATTTTGATACATGCACATTCACATTGAAGCAGGATTCTAACATATCATTTATAGCGCCATGTAACTTCAGCAACTGCACTTCAGCATTCAAAATCTGGGAAGGTTCACAAGTAACATTCCGTCCTTCAGCACTTGGGTTCACATTTACTGATTGCTCAAACATCTTCGCGGGGGCGATCAATGCTGCAGCTTCAATCATCCAACCTTCTGCTAATGTGTATAATCCAACTTCTACAGCAACAACTATCAGAATGACATTATTGGGCGATTCTACTCTACTTAATACTGCAGAAAATGCCACGTACGGAAATACTTTATCATTCTTCTCTCACTACAGTATTGACGTCTCTGGAGCTACAGATCCCGCCCAATTGCCAACCGCAAATAGCCATTATTTCTATCTTGCGTCCCTAGTTTAGGCTGCATGTCAAGATTATTTTCAGTCTTAAAGGTCTCTTGTAGGCCAATTTACGCATTTTGGCTAAAATAATGGTGTACAAATGGGCCCAAACTGTGGTATAATGGTATCATGATAGATACAATACCAAAGACCAATGATGCTGTCCATTCGCCCTTCGCCGTCGACGTACAAAATACTGTCGGTCGATTACTCGCCAAGGAAAACATCAAAATCCATCGTTCTGCAACATATCGCACGGCCTTCTTTAATATGGAGACACGTACGGTGGGATTGCCAGTGATGCTTGATGCTCCTCGTGCAGTGTACGATCTCTTTATAGGTCACGAAGTGGGGCATGCGCTATGGAGCTCAATCGAAGATTTTAATGCTCTCAAATCGAACCCGAAGTATCGTCGCTTTCATTCCGTCTTCAACATCCTTGAAGATATCCGCATTGAGAAGAAAATTATGCGGTCTTACCCGGGCCTCATCAAGGACTTCCGCGCTGGGTACAAATATCTATTCGATATCGACTTCTTCGGAAAGAACGTCAAGGATCAGATTGCTCTTGATAGCATGAACGTCCTTGATCGCTTGAACGTCCTTGCCAAGTGTGGTACGGGTATAATTAACCCCAATTTCACACCCGAAGAAAAGTCTCTTGTAGATGATGCTTTCTCTGTAGAAACTGCGGAGGACGTCGAGCGTGTCGCTAATCGCATCATCGATAACTTTATGTCTAAGGAAGCCGAACCTGAAGTTAGCGCAATGCCGGAAATTAAGGTCGACATCAGCGATACTGAAGCTGATCGATCAGATTGCGAAGACGTTGGGGGCTTTGGCGGTGAAGAGGATGAACCCTCAACCGATGAAGAGCCTGAGAAGTCTGAGGACAATGTGATCCCCACGAAGTCTGGCGACGAAACTGAAGATTCTGACAACGATAACAACATTCCCACGAAGTCTGGCGACGAAACTGAAGATTCTGACTCGGCCAAAACTGAAGATTCTGATAATGATGAAAGCAGCAATCCTGACGATGCTAATGCCAAGTCTACGCAAGGTGATGATAACGGCAAGAGTAATCCGGATGCGGCGCCGGATGGGGATGGCACTAACGTAGATAACGAACCTGAAGAGGAATTCGTTTCTGAAACTGAAGAGGCTTTTAACGAGGCTCTCTCTGAAAAGTCGCAGGAAATTGGTCAGACTGACTTTGCGCTTGATTGCGAATTTATTGAGCCTTCTCGCGAAGCTCTAGACTATGTTGTTACGCCGTGGGCCAAGGCTATTGCTGCTCGCAATGCGGATTCTTGGTATAATTCGCACATTTTATCAATGGGAAATAAGCCTGACATCATTAATAGGTGGAATGTATTCACCAAGGATAGTAAGAAGTTAGCTAGCCAGTTAGCCAATGAGTTTGAGCGTAAGAAGGCTGCGTTTCAGTACACCAGAGCAGGTGAGTCCCGCCGTGGTGTCATCAATGTGAACTCGCTGCATCGCTACAAAACTGATGATAATATTTTTAAAACCATAATGCAGTTGGCTGACGCCAAGAACCACGGAATGATTTTTCTTGTGGATTTCTCGGGTTCAATGTCGAGCTGCATCGGTGCAGTAATTGAAAAGACGATCATTCTAACGGACTTCTGCAGAATCACTGGCATACCATTTTCGGTATATACCTTTACTTCTGTACGTGATGAAGTGCGTCCTGGTAATACTAAAAAACCTGAGTTGCAGACGCATGAGCTTTCGCTTCTTAATCTTCATCTTATAGAAGTGTTATCCTCGTCCATGCCTAAGTCAATATATCTCCGAGCGAAGAAGGACCTTTATCTTGGTCTTATTGAATTCCCTTGCAAGGTAATTTCTAGTTTTGAACACATGGGTTCCACACCGTTAAACGAAGCTCTCGTGGCAGTTACTTACATACTGAAGGAATTCATTGCGAAGACGAATGTTCAGGTATCGAACCTCATTGTCCTATCTGACGGTTCTGGTTCGCGATGCAAGATTGTCAATTATGATGTCTATACTCCATGGGATAAACGCAATGTTGAAACCGCTGCGTATGGCAGGATAGCTGGAGGCAAGGTGAAGTTGACAAATGGCGTCGGCAAGACCCGCACAAATACGCATGTGCATAACGTTCACCATCATGCATTATTAAAGAACATTAAAGCTCTATATGGTACGAATACGTTATGCTTCTATATCTCCAATAGTCAGAGATCGTTGAAGAATACAATCGGGTGTATGAATGAATCGTATGACTTGACCCGCCGTCCTTATAGTTACGAATATGGTCAAGAGGATCTTAAGATGCTTGAGAATATATCCGAGACTAAGATTGATATTAACAACGCAATGCGGGAACTGCGTAAAGTTGGCATCGCTGCCTACGAAAACATCATTGGGTACGATCAGTACATCTATGTCTTAACTGCGAATAGTGGTAATATATCGTCCTTTGGTGATATTGAGTGTGAAGAAGAAAACATCAAGGAAATCACACAAACCTTCATGCGGTTTGGTAAGTCTCATAAGTCAAAGAAGCTGTTCTGTAGTATCTTTGCTTCTGCAGTTTGTGGGCAGTTCTAGTATAAACTGTAGTTTCGGGGCCTTCGGGATCACTCCTGAGGCCCTCGATTCGTATCCCCTTGGGATATACCCTCCTGCTGGTTCTAGATGCCCGTAGGGCTCCAGAATGACTCTACAACCACAACAATAACCATATCCCTACTGATTATATGACATCTAGACTATTTTATGGCTATATTCCATCCAGAAGCCAATTTATGCATCTGGCCGAAAATAATGGTGTACATTTAGTCTTAACTGTGGTATTATTATATCACAATCGAGTACAGTAATAAGGAAGAAGAAATCACGGCGCATCTCATCAAAGACGAATCACTCACACACCTCATGCAGTCCATTATGGCTGACCACGGCGCATCCGTATCCCGTAGTCAGATCCTCACTGCAGCAGCTGCCGCCGGCATTGAGGACAAGATGATATATAAACACATCTGCAAACCCGAGTTTCGGACTGCAAAGCGTGGTCATTACAACATCGCCAAGATATTGGGTGACGAACCGGTCTCTGCACCGGCTGCTGACCAGCCGCCTTCGCCGATGATTCAGCGGCGAGCTATTGAGACTAAGACTCTCGAAATGGCGCCAATGCATAGTCATGTGTTGGATGAAGCCACATACATCCCCCACATTGATCCGTTTTACGTTCGGTGGGGTCACCATTCCACGTTGGAGAAGATCATCAAGTCCGAACAGTTTTTCCCTGTCTATGTGGCAGGACCTTCGGGTAATGGAAAGACCATCATGGTAGAGCAGCTTTGTGCTAAGCTCAAGCGGAAGTTCATCCGTGTCAATCTCTCACCGGAAACGGATGAGGACGATCTGATTGGTGGGTTCCGCTTGCAGGATGGTGACACGGTGTTTGCCAAGGGTCCCGTAATTCGGGCTATGGAAGAAGGCGCTGTACTTCTCCTCGACGAAATCGACCGTGCTACGAACAAGATCATGTGTCTGCAGTCTATCCTCGAGGGTAACTCGGTCCTCCTAAAGAAGATTTGCCAGACGGTCTACCCTGCCCCTGGATTCACCATCATCGCTACTGCTAATACAACTGGTCGTGGGGATGAAGATGGACGATATACTGCAGCTAGTCTCTTGGATGAAGCATTCCTCGAACGCTTCCCCATCATTGTGAAGCAGCCGTTCCCGTCTCGGACAACTGAGCTTAAGATTGTGCTGTGTTCTATGGAACGCTATAACGCAATGGATGAGGACTTTGCTACCAAGTTGGTGGATTGGGCCAAGATCATCCGCCAGACGTTTGATGCCGGCGGAGTTGATGACGTCATCTCCACCCGCCGCCTCGATCACACGGTAAAAACCTATGCGATCCTCGGTAACCGCAAGGCAGCAATCGCCCTGGTGACAAACCGCTTTGCGGCCGAAACCTCGGAGGCTTTCGAAGAGCTCTACTCTAAGATTGACGCCGGTGAAAAGGTCTTCACCGACGAGGAAATCGAGCTCGATCCCATGGGTGATCCCAGGGACGATGACGGCCTCGTATAATCTTAACATGCTATAATACAAGAAAGAAACGAATATGAATATTATTACTACAGATACTGGTAAGGAGATCCGTTCTTGGGCTCCTGATGTGGCCCAGAATGCTATCGATCAGATGAAGGTAATAGCTAACCTTCCTTTCACTGTACACTCCTGTCTGATGCCTGATGGCCACCTTGGGATGGATATGTGTATTGGTGGAGTTGTTGCTACAGACAACATCATCGTACCCAACTTTGTAGGAGCCGACATCGGCTGCGGAATGTGTGCAATGAAAACCGACCTCCTAATTGATGACCTCAGTGATGATGTTCGTCAGAAGTTATTCAGCAACATCACTCGTCGTATCCCTACGGGCTTCTCTCACAATTCGAAAGACCGGGCTCGGGAACTTTCGATTGTTTTTGAGAAAGACTTCAATGATATGGAATTTGAATTGGATGATAACGCTATTAAGCACGCGCCTGTTGATGACTATCCTCGGGCAGTTTGGGATCAGCTTGGTACGTTGGGCGGTGGAAATCACTTCATCGAAATTCAGGCTGACGAAGCTGGAGGTATCTGGGCTATGGTTCACTCGGGTTCACGTAACTTGGGTAAGGTGACGGGTGATTATTTCAACGATCTTGCGAGGTCAGTATTGAGTAATTATTGCATTTCCCACGATATTGCGTACATCCCAACGACCACTGAATTGGGTAAGGGCTATATTTCGTGGATGAACTTCGCTTTGGACTTTGCCTATCTAAACCGTAGAGTGATGATGCAGGAAGTTAAGGCTGCATTCAGGGATCACTTCCCAGATGTTGAGTTTATCACATGGTCCAAGGTGACTGGCCAGGCTGAGTATAATATGATCAACATTCACCACAACTACGCGGCGCTGGAGAATCACTATGGTAGGAACCTATGGGTACACCGGAAGGGCGCAACTAAGGCATCAGAAGGCCTCGTAGGCATCATCCCGGGTTCTATGGGTACTCCATCATATATTACCAAAGGTCTTGGGAATCACTTATCTCTGATGTCGTGTAGCCATGGGGCTGGACGAACGATGAGTCGTAAGGCTTACTCACGTTCTATGGCTGGCTCTCCTGATGTTGAGGCCTCATTAGACGGCATCATCCATAGTGAATTCAAACCTTTCCGTCACGGTAGAGATAAGGGCCTCTTGGATGTCTCTGAAGCCCCCGGCGCTTACAAGGATATTGATACTGTTATGGCGAACCAGAGTGATCTTGTAGAGCCTCTCGTGAAGCTTCGTCCTTTGATATCGGTCAAGGGATAATTTAGTAGTGTACAAACGGCTAACAGTATGGTATAATAGATCCATACTTTTAATACAGAAAGAAAGAAACACAAAAACATGAAAAGGACCACATGCAACTAACCACCGAAACACTTGCGATCTTGCAGAATTTTGCAATGATCAATCCCAACATCGTCGTTGAGGAAAACACTGGGAAGCTGAAGACGGTTTCTGAAGCGAAGAATATTATGGCTATGGCCGATATTTCTGAGCAAATCGATTCCACCTTTGGTATCTATGACCTCAACGAGTTCTTGTCTGCGATCAAGCTAATTAATAAGCCGATGTTCACGTTCGATGGCACCATGATCGCAGTGGACTCCTCATCTGGTACACAGGGATTGAATTATTTCTGCTCTAATCCAGAGATTCTGACGTATCCCAAGAAGGATATTAAGGATCCTGAATATGAGGTCACACTTAAGATGGATGAAGGCATGCTGGCCCAGATTAAGAAGGCCGCTTCAGTTCTCCATTGTGAGACGGTGTCATTGACGAAGCAGGCCGATGCTGATAGCATTTGGGCCGTAGTTTCTGACCCAACGAATAAGTCGTCTAATGCCTATCGGGCCGAAGTCGCGACGGATGAAGCATTTGCCTCTCTGCCTGCATTCTCATTTGACATCCTCATTGGAAATATGAAGATTGTCCCGGGTGATTACACCTTGCAGCTCAGCTCACGAAGCATCAGCAAGTGGGTATTGGACAGCACCTCACCTATCACATACTGGATTGCTCTTGAAAAGTCGTCCGAATATAACGCATAACAAAAGAAAGTAAAAGTATATGCATAAGAACAAAGACAACCCCACCATCGACTTCCCGTCCCAGCCAGCGCCGGTAAAGGAAGTTCCAGTTGACGTCATTATCAACGCGCTTAAGTGCATCGACGCAGCAGCAGCTCGCGGCGCATATCAGGGAGGCGAGTTGAGCTCAGTTGGAAAGATTCGTGACACTCTCTACACCGTAGTAGAGGTCGAAATCGACCAGCTGGTCGAAGCGCAGAAGAAAGAAAAGGCTGCTGCTGAAGAAGTACAGCCTGAACCAGCTGTTTCCATCGACGACTAATCAACTCAAACACAAGGCGAAGCAAATGAATAACCTACTTTGGAGCGAAGAATATCGCCCGAAGACCATTGACGAATGTGTTCTTCCTACAAACCTCAAGACAACCTTCGAGCAGGTCGTCTCCACTGGAATGGTTCCTAATATGCTGCTAACGGGCAGTCATGGTCGAGGTAAGACCACGGCTGCCCGGGCCATGTGTGAGGAACTTGATCTCGATTATATGATGATCAACGGATCTGAAGATTCGGGTATTGAGGTGCTGCGCACAACGTTGAGGCAGTTTGCTTCAACGTGCTCTTTGCAGGGTGGTGACAAACCGAAGGTCATCATTGTTGACGAGGCGGATTATCTCAATCCTGTTTCAACACAGCCCGCTCTCCGTGGGTTCATTCAAGAATTCAATAAGAGTTGCCGGTTTATTTTTACTTGTAACTACCCAAACAAGATCATCGAACCCATTCGTGATTCTCGTATGACAAAGATCGAATTCAAGATTACCAAAAAGGATTTGCCCCTCCTCGCTGCGAAATTTCATAAGCGTATGTGTGGTATCCTTGATCTGAATAAGGTTAAGTATGATCCAAAGCTTGTTGCTCAGGTCGTTATGAGTCATGCGCCGGATTGGCGACGGGTTATTGAAGCATGCCAAATCCATTCAATGAGTGGAACATTATCTCCTGAGGTTTTGCATTCACTTTCTGATGATTCGTTCGCAGAAGTGATCGGTTATCTCAAAGATAAGAACTTTGGTGCGATGCGTAAGTGGGTTGGTATGAATTCCGACCTGGATGCAACCGCAATTTATCGTAAGATTTATGACTCGCTTGCACTTAAAGCCGAGCCATCATCAATTCCGGCAGCATGTATTATCATCGCGGAATATCAATACAAGCATGCTCACGTCAGTGATCATGAAATTAACACTGTCGCGTGTCTAACTGAACTGATGCGCGACTGCAAATGGGCATAAGGAGTACCATGAAGAATACAGGACCAACGAAGCTTATTGACAAGCATGGTGAAAAGTCACCAAAGCAC